ATGGAAGGATACGGCTCAACGTCGAAGAGCATGCTCGGGGACGCTGAAGGATTCAGTGCTCTCCAAGAATCATACGTTAAGCTTCAAGGCAAACGAATCGCAGCGACTTAGGGATGAATACATTGGATACATTAGAGTGTCTCGACAAGAAGTGCAAGTGCTTAGGGCACGTTCCCATGCCACCAATTAGCAACTGTTTCCGTTGAGTTGCCTAAAGGAACACGTAGAATCTATATCATCGCTGAAGGTTCCGTTGGCTATTGTGGAAAGTGATAGTTTTGTACGGTTCTTTCTGCGATAATGTGAAACTTAAGACTTATTGACAATCCTCTGGTCGACAGGTTTTTCCAAGCATTTACTGCAGATATCTCCAGCTTGAAGCGCAGTAGCAGGCCCAGCTTTCAAGATGTAATGGTCATACCGATAATTCGCTGGAAAGGGAAAAGTCTCGTCATTGTATGGAACTCTAATGCGTCCACCGCAAACAGCGCATCTTTCATAATGGTACGTCCCCTTGGGCCATTTCATTGTAATCAGTTCAATTTAGGAAGGTAGAAAAAGAAAAAGTTTGTGGTAAACATGCAGCTTCGCTATTTTGTGCCCTTCAAAGCCCAAGAAGGCACGGATGCACAGTACTCTCTGAAAGAGAAACTCATCAACATTGAAGGCATAGCTGTCGACACAAGCGTCAACGCGAACAAGTGGCAAATTCCAAGCGAAGACCTCGATTTTATTGTTCAAACTCTCGTGGGCGTCCAGCTTCGCGTGGACCATGCCGAAAGCGCTCTTATGGTTGTTGGGAAAGTTCCTGAAGCAAAGCGAATAGGCGACTCCGTTTGGTTCAGAGCTGAAGTCGGCGAAGAGAAACTCATCGAGAAGATCCTTCGCAACTACGTCACTCACGTCAGCATTCAAGTCGATTCAGAAGATGTTGAATGCAGTAAATGCAAGAGGTCTACGCGGAAAGAAGGCATGCTCATCCATTTGTGCCCCGGAGCATGGGAGATCGTTCATAAGCCCAAGGTCCGTGAGCTCAGCATTGTTGCAAGTCCAGCCTATGAAAAGACCAAGTTTGAGCCCGTGGGCTTCGCTGCTGCCATGAACGAAGATCAATCAAGCGCTGTGTTACGATTCATAACGAATTCACAGTTATCGAGAGATAACACAAATGTGGGTTCTAAGGGAGACCTGCAAGAACCTGAAAACAAAAATAGCGAAAACAAGGAGGTGAAGCACTTGTCTCAAAATGGTGAGCAAGCTGCTTCTCCGCATCAAGCACAGGGAGCCATAAACACGGCGCCTGGAGAGCAAGCGCCGAAACAGGTTGAATACCAAGACGTCTTGGATCAACTTACAAAGCTTAGTGATCAGATAAAGCAAATCTCACAGGTTCCTGGAAGCCAAGCTGAGATTGACACGCTCAAGAAGAGAATTGCAGACCTTGAGGGCAAAGTGTCGAAGAAAATCTCTGAAGCTGAAGCAAAGAAAGGGAAAGCAGAAGGAGAGGGTGAAGCTGAAGGCGAGGCTGAAGGCGAGGCTGAAGGAGAGGCCGAGGGCGAAGCTGAAGCCAAGAAAAGCAAAAGTACCGGTAAGGGGATCGTCGCCGTCGACCAGATCCAGAAGGACGCTTTGAGCAACTACGAATGGTTCCAAGACATTCTCAAAGCTCACAAGCGCTTAGTCACGGGTGGATTCAAAGGGTGAGATGAATGAGCACTGTACCAGCACCCTTTTATGAGGGCACAACTCCGCTTATCTCCGATCGTTTTCTCAACACGTACACAGCAGGAGCTGCCATAACCCTTGGCCAAGCACTTTACCTCAACACTTCCGATGGCAAAGTCTACCCCACCACAGGCCCCAACCAGATGACCTTCGTCGGTTTAGCACTCACAGCGCAACCAACAGCAGGAAAGAATATCACAGTTGTAGGCCGCGGAGTCCTGAGATATACAGCTTGGGGAACTGTTAATCCTGGAGATCAACTTACATCAGGAAAGAATGGAACTCTTCAAACAGACAACACAAGCAAGAACACAACGGTTGTCGGCATCGCTCTCGGGAACGCAGCAGTCTCAAGCGGCGGCACGGGCTTAGCCCTAATCTGGTAAGGTGACTTACAATGGCAATGGTTCGTGATGCGTTTACCTGGGTGGACACAGCGGGCATAGCGTATCCAGCTTTGCATAAGAAAATCATCGAGTTAACTATGCCTGCGTTAGTTGTGAAAAGCTTACTGCCAGAGTTCCCGTTGGTAGCTGGGAAGACCGCTACGTTCGTCAAGCAGAGTGGAAGCAGAGCTGCAACGATAAGTGAAGTCACCGAAGGGGCAGAAGTTCCGTTGGATTTCACCCCCTACACCTATCTGGCTTGCACGCCCTACAAGAAAGGCTTACGAGAACGTGTAAGCCGAGAAAACATTGAGGACCTCTATATTCCAGAGGCTGAAAAACAGCCGGAGACTTATAGAGGACCAATTACGAAGACTTGCTCGTCGCATGGCCTATACAATTGACAACGACTGCATGATAGTAATAGACTCAGGCGCCGCGTCGGCAGGCACCGCAACCGGAAAAACCATGAGCGCCACAGGAACTGAATTCACTGTTACGGGCGGTTTGGGCACTAAAGACATACTCGCAGCGAAGGCCCTCATTGAATCTAAAAACTTCATCGTGGACAAAATTCTGATGAACCCCATCAACGCGCGAGACGTGATGTACCTGCCCATGTTCCAGATTGCTCTTCAATACGGTGAGCCGGTAATTCAGACGGGAAAAATCGGCACAATCTGGGGAATGGATGTCCTTATCAGCAATGTCGTTCCTGTTGGCAAAGCGTACATCCTAAGCACAGGACCTAATCTCTCAGCGGCCTACGCTCCAATGGGATTCTTCGTGATCAAACGTCCACTTATGACAGACGTGGATATCAAGAAAGAATTCGACAGCGTCGACGTCACTTTGACCACAAGATACTCACCCGTTGTGCTTAACGGAGACGCAATCTGCATCCAGAAAGGCTTAGCCACAAGCTAAACACTCCTTTTTGTCTTATCCGGATTCTCTCCACGCTTTTTGTTTCAGTCCTCACGCCGACGTCGACGTGGGGGAAACAGGTCGTGGCAAAAATAAAAGCCTCATGGAGGTGAAGGAATAAAGATGTCTTTGCAGTTCGGTTTAACGAAAGGCTTACTTTACGGGATATTCGTCGGGTTAGTCTTCGGAGTCGGAGTTTATCTTGTGTCAACAGCTGTAGTCGGTATGGGTTGGCTCTCAATAGCTCCAGTGGCACTGGCTTCATTGGTCTTTGCCAACGGAATCCTTGGCGGAGTCGCCCATGAATACGGCGCTTGGCTCAAGCACACAAACAATGGCGGACTCATGTTTGGATTGACATTAGGCTTACTTGATGGGATTGTGATGGGCCTATATTTCGGCATAGGAGTTTACCTCTTTGCACTTGTGGTAGTTGGACTTGGATGGCTACTTGGACTCACCGCTGTAAGCTTGGCTGGAATAGTGTTCGCTGTTTGTGTGTTGATGATGATCACTTGGCAGTACGCGCAATGGTATGATGAACAACTCAAAGCACAAGGCCAGCCTCCAGTGCAGAGACCACCGACCACAACGTAACATCAAGTAAGCCTTGACATGAAATCTCTCCCCTTTTTTAGTCTATTTCGCCTTAAAACCCGAGACTCTTCAGGGAAAATTTTCTTCATTAGCTTCTCCTTTCAGTTATAATTTCAGTTCTCTGAAGGGCGGGAAATCGATTCTCACGGATCCATCGTACTTATGATTGGTACTGATAAGCTGAAGCGCCTCAGCAAGCTTCTGTGTGCAGACTGCCCAGAGGGTGATTATGCCACTTGCCAAAGCTGCGAGGCGTATCAGTTGATTAACGATTTGCTCGTGAAAACATGAGTACAACGACTTTCATTCAGCTAACTGATGTCGTAGCGCAGCTAAACGCGACCGGTCCTGACTCGAATAACAACTACACAGTCTACGGGCTAACGATAGCGCAGGCAACTCTTCAAGCACACACGGACTTTGCAAACCTCTATATGAATTCACTCTTGGGCACTGCAATTATATCATCGGATTTCCGCTACAACAGCGCGAAGCAGGCAGCTTTGGATCTGGCATGTATACGCGCGCTCGTCATAAGCATGGGTGGGGCGATGACTGGCGCCTTCGACTACAACCTGGGCGATCTTCGTGTTTCCCGAGCAGGGCCTTACGCTACGGCCATTAAAAACACGGTTGAAGGGCTCAAAGAGGACTTTGTCAGGCAACTGGTCAACATGACAACTGTTGTGAAAGTGGCTGACGCAGCGGCTGCCCAAGATGTCCCGACTTACCGTGGAGGTTTGGTATCGCCATGAGTACGCAAACGCCGACACCTGGAGATCCCCAAACTTATGGTCCCTACGATTTCAGCGTCCCGAGTGGAGGAACGGGATTAACGCGCACGGTCTACGGGGGCAATTACGTCATAGCCAAAGTGAATGGCGTTAAGCAAGTTTTGACAAGCACCGAGCTTCAAAATTACTTGGATAATGGCTATGACGTAGAAGTCGTGAGTGTGACATGAAAGAATGACGATTGCAGCTGAGAACCTCTTAAGCATGCTTCAAACCAATTGGGACCTTACGGACCCTTCTGGTTCTCAGATTAGCTGGAACAACAAAAGAGTCGATGAAAAAACATTCATCGCCGACCCTACCAAACTGTATGCTGTCACCGTATTTACGAAGACTTCGAAATCGAAGCCTAAAGCCTTAAACTGGTGGCAGGTTGATGAGCTGGTTCAAGTTGACATTCTCGTCAAGGTGGACGGAACCAGCGCAGGAACAGCTCTCTCCGCCCAGTTTACACGGAGAAATAATATGCGAGACCAAGTTCGCACGTTAATACATCATAACCAGAGAACAATCACGAACGTGCAGTTCGCAAGCATAGTCTCGGAGCCCGATATGAAGGAGCTCGAGAACATGCTACGGTACACAGGACTTGTGAACTGCCTTTACTTTCATCAGTTAACCTGATGAACCGAAAAAGGAGTTGAAAAGGAAAAATGAGCGGAATAATTCAGACAGGCGCGAACATATTCGCACAGTACATCCTTGAATCAACCTACGGAACTTGCCCTTCAAGCCCAGCCTTTAACTGGATAGGGCCGATACAAAGCGTTGATCCAGACTACACGAGGAAGCACATTAAAGTTCCCGTGATCGGCAGCCGAGACATTGCATACATAATGAAGGGCCTCGCGGAGTATGGAGTTAGTTTGGAATACTTGTATCAAAATGATACGTTCTTGAAGCTCGCTTTAGGCGCTTCTCCGCTGAGCAGTTTCACCTTAGAGACTTGGCTTGCGAAAGCCGCAGGAGCTATTGACAGTTTCTTAAACCTTGGAGGATTAATCGAGCAAATCCAGCTGATCGCCGCTATAAATGAGCCTTT